CGGCGTAGTCAAATTGGCGGTAAGTGGCGGCAGTGTCGCTGCTATGGGTGAAGTCCGTAGCTTCACTTTGGATGAAACGGCAGACACGATAGAAGACAGCGTGATGGGCGATACCGCTCGCACATACTTGTCCTCTCTCACCTCTGCGACTCTATCAATGGACGTTTACTGGGACGATGCTGACGCAGTCCAGCTAGTAATGGACTCAGGCGCCGCGCTTGATTGGGAACTTTACCCAACAGGAACCGGCGTCGGCGAGAAGTATTACAGTGGTGGTGGAATCCTTACGAGCAAGTCATTGACTGCCTCGTTTGATGGTATGGTTGAGGGTAGTTTCGCTCTGCAAGTATCGGGAGCGGTTACCGAAGCCACTGCATAAAGGAATCCCCCAATGGGTTTAGCTAAAGATTTACGAAACAGAAGAAAAGTGAATGCTCGAAAGATCGAGGTTGCGGCATGGGCTGATCCAGATGGACAGCCCTTTGCCATGTATTGCTACCCGATAACTTGCTACGACATCAGCGAGCTTCAAAAGAAGCACCCCAAGTTCATGGAGAACACGACGATTTCGGCAATGATTGACCTGATAGTCATGAAAGCCAGCGACGAGGGTGGGGGCAGGCTGTTTACTGCGGCAGAAGACCGCATGGATTTGATGGGCGAGGAGACTAGCGTCATCTCTGGTATAGCCGAGCAGATGTTTGCAGAGATCCAGTCCGTCGAGGATCAGGAAAAAAACTAAGAGCCGATTCGTTGAGGTTTAACTTGGTTGCCTTGGCGGATCGGCTACACATGAGCATCTCAGAGGCCGAGCAGATGTCGTTGTCTGAATTCAACGAGTGGCTAGCCTTCTACAAGATTAGAGGCGAGGAACAAGATGGCTAACGATGTCTTAATTAAGATCAAAGCGGTTGACCAAACCAAGCGAGCCTTCTCTGGTATCACCAAAGGCCTCAGGACGGTTGCAGGGGCCGCTCTAAACCTCAAGACAGCCTTTGTCGGCGTGGCTGGTGCTGCTGGCATAGGTTTGCTCATATCACGCTCCCTGGACGCTACAGACGCTCTGGCGAAGACTGCTACTCGTATTGGTACGACCACTGAGGCGCTGAGTCGTTTGCACTTCGCTGCCGATATAAGTGGTGTCTCTACTGAAACCCTGAACATGGCGATGCAGCGGTTTACTCGCAGAACTGCTGAGGCTGCCCGTGGTACAGGTGAGGCAAAGGACGCTATCCGCGAGCTTGGCCTGAATGCGAACGACCTTCTCCGTTTAGACCTAGACGAGCAGATGATTAAGCTGGCTGATGCCTTTGCTGACGTTCAGACGGACGCAGACAAAGTGCGTCTTGCTATGAAACTGTTCGATAGTGAGGGTGTGGCATTAGTCCAGACTTTAGGCGCTGGTTCTGCTGGCCTGCGTGAGATGTTTAGCGAGGCCGAAGCTCTTGGTGCTGTGATGTCTACGGACGCAGCTAAGGGTGTTGAGGATGCACAAGACGCTCTCACTCGACTCAAGACTGTTATGGGCGGACTCAGGGATCAGGTTGTGGCGGCGTTGGCCCCCGCTCTTGAATCCATCGTGACATCGCTCACTGACATGGTGAGGGAGGCGGGTCTAGCAGAGGGTGGCTTTAAGCAGCTAGCCAGCAATATAGCCGGTTCAATGATTGGCGCTTTTGTCACTGTCATAGAAGGCAGTGAAAACATGGTAAATACCATAATCCAAGGCATTAACGCCATAAAAAGAGGTATTCGAGCATTCCAAGAAGCTAGCGGTCAAGGTGCAATAGGCGCACAAGCGCAGTTGACAAAAGAGCAAGAGGTTTTGAATGCTCGTATTGGCGAGGGCAGAGCGCAAATAGACAGAATGCGCGATGCAATCCGAGAAGGACAAAAGACTTTCGGTGTCGGCGCTACGGTAGATGCGATCCTTGGCGATGAAGCGAGGCTCAAGGTAGTAAACGAAGAGTTGGAGAAGCTCGCCCCACAAGTTCAAGCCCTGCAAGAAATCCCCGAGTTCAGTGTTGATGATTTTACCGGCGGAATGCTTTCTGGTTTGAAAGATTTGCGGAAGCAATTATCAGAAGGCTTTGATCTTGGAGAAACTGAAGGCGCAGGCACCGGAACACAAACTGCCGAAGTAAACAAACTGCAACTAGCTTACGAGGGAGCAACCGACGCGATCAAGAAGTTCAACAGCGCAAACGACGATGTTAGAACCAAGATGGAACAGATCACGACAAAAACGCTGGCTTCATTCTCCGACGCATTGACCAACGCTGTTATGGGCACCGGCAGCCTGAAAGACGCTTTCAAGGCGATGATAAAGAACATGGTCGCCCAACTCATTCAGTTCTACATCATTGACCGATTGACGGGCGGCATTGCTAGCGCACTGTTTGGAATGAAAAAAGCTGTAACCGGCGGCGGTGGTGGGGCAGGCGGCGTGGCACCTCGATCAGCTAGGGCCATCGGCGGCCCAGTACAAGCTGGCAGCCCTTACATGGTGGGAGAGCGTGGGCCTGAGATGTTCGTGCCCAACCAGTCTGGCTCAATAGTTCCAAACAAGAAGATGGGTGGCGGTGTGACCGTCATCAACAACGTAGACGCTAGAGGATCAGGCGCTGACGTAGACCAAAGGATCAAAAGCGCTATGGCCCAGACCAGTCAACAGACTATAATGACCATCCAAGATTTGATGCGTCGTGGGAGATTTGCATAGATGGCTACTTTCACCTTCCCAAGCATCACCCCAACGACCAACACGTTTGAGCTTGTTTCTAACACTCGCACGTTTCAGTCTCCCCTGACTAACGCAGTCCAGACCACCTCCCGCAAGGGTTCGCTTTGGCGAGCCAGTTTGCAGTTTAGAAACCTCTCGGGCGATGACCGACAAGAGATGCAGGCGTTTCTGGTTAAGCTAAACGGCCAAGAGCATCGGTTCACCTTGCATGACCATTCCTTTACTCGAAGGGGTGCGGGTGGTGGAAACCTAGTGGTCAACGGTGGTAGCCAATCGGGTACCAGTCTGGTCTGTGATGGGGCGACTGCTAACGTCGCTGGATACCTGAAGCCAGGGGACTACATAAGTTTCAACAATGAGCTGCACATGGTGGTTGCTCAGGCAGACTCGGATGCTTCTGGCAATGTCACGTTGAGCATCGCCCCTCCAATTCGTAAGACTCCCCCTGACAACACGGTTGTCACCTATACATCGCCAGTGAAAGGGGTGTTTATGTTGGCAGGCCCAGCGTCATGGGATACCCAAGTGGATATAACCTCCACGTTCAACATCGAAGCGGTGGAGGATGTTCTGGCATGAGTAGAGGTTTCCCGTCTGCGGTACTCACTGCGCTATCTGCTCAGCATGTCGCATTGGTTACGTTTGCCAAATTGGAGTTCCCCAGCGGAACTTTGTACCTGCACAACTCCATCGGCACCTATACTTGGGGCGGTCAGGACTGGTTAGGTACTGGTGATCTGGGGGAGATTAGCACGATTGAAGAGGGTGCTGATGTCAGTCCTTATAAAATCACTCTCTCCCTTTCTGGATTAGACCCAGACGTATCTGCCGCCGCTTTGACGGAGGACTACTACCTTCAGCCGGTCACGGTTTACCTTGGCGTTTTAGATACCAGTGATGAATTGATTGCCGACCCCACTGTGGTGTGGGAGGGTGCAATGGACCAGATGACCGTATCGGTGGGAGCGCAGAGCGGGGATGTCATCTCGCTGACTGCTGAATCAGAGCTTGCTAGATTCAACAAAGCCTCCAATCTGAAATATACCAGCGCCCAGTTGCAGAAGGACTTTTCTGGAGACTTAGGTTTTGACCTAATGGCTGACATCGACGGGGCTAAGCTGAGATGGGGAGATGCCGCAGCTAACGCGATGATTGGGACGCCTAGACCCGGAACATTTAGGCCATTTGACCCCAACGACATAGACCCCAGCGATTTTACGTTTAGAGTTTGATGAAAGTTCACACCGCACTTAATAAATGGAAGCGCCGTGAATTTAGTTATGGCGATGCCGACTGCTGCCAGTTTGCAGCGTTTGTGGTCAAAGAGCTAACCGGCAAGGATTACTCTGAGCAGTTCAAGTATGAGTCAGAGGCTCAGGCTGAAGTTTTAGTGGGTAGAGAGGGTGAGTTAGTCGATTTCATTGGCAGCATCTTGGGTGATGTCAGTTCTGACATAAACGATGGCGACCCCTGCATTGTTGACGTGCCGATGATTGGGCAGGTTTGTGGGATAAAGCTATCAGACAAGGTGGTCTGCCTAACTGAAAAAGGCATGACACAGATTCCAGACCGATACTTAGTCGCAGGATGGAGCGTATAGAATGCCATTTGTAGCACCAGTTTTAGCAGCAGGGGCAGCCATCGCCGGAGTTGCGTCAGGCATAGCAATGAGTGTTGGTATGGCTATCCCTTTCTTGGGTTTAACCGGGACTGCCGCGACTATTGCTGGTTTTGCTACGGTGTTTGGTGCTTCTGCCGCTCTCAAAGGGTTGATGCCGGATCTATCAATACCTCAAGCGGATAATGACAAGACAAGACAGCAGACAGTCAAGGGCACCATTGAAACGCAGAAGATGGTCTATGGCGAAGCTCTGGTATCTGGGCCGATCTTCTTCGTTGGTTTGGGTGGGACTGGCAATAAAGACCTGTATCACGCCATCGCTCTCACTGGGCATGAAGTAGAGGACATTACAGACGTTCACTTCGACCTAGAGGTTATAACGGACGCCCAGATTAGCGGCACCAACGTAACCGCTGGAACCTACGGGCCAACCTCTGATGACCCACTGGTCACCATCACCCAGATCAATCGACGGCTGGGCGCAAGCGATCAGACTTATGACACGCTTCTTCAGCCTTTCGTTGGCTTAAACTGGAGCGCCGCCCATAGGACTCGCGGCATTGCCACGATCTCAACCAAGTGGACGCTGACCGACTCATCCCAGCAACTGTGGGACAGGAAGAAGCCTCAGAACATCAAAGCCTTGGTGAAAGGCAAGAAAGACATTTACGACCCTCGCCTAGATACGAGTGCGGGGGCCAATCCTACTAGCGCAACCTACCAGCAGTGGTCGGACAATCCCGCTCTCTGCGTAGCTAATTACCTGACAGATACCAAATTCGGTCTGTCTATTCCGGTCAGTAAGATTGACTGGGCTGCGGTAGAGACTGCGGCGGATGCTTGTGACGTTACGGTAACGGTGCCCAACTCAGGGACGCAGAAGCGTTTTACTGCGAATGGTGTTTTGTTCGCAACAGACACTCACCGAGCGAACATTAACAAGCTCCTTTCTGCGATGAATGGAAGCCTTGTCTATTCCAACGGCATTTACACAATCAGGGCAGGTATATATGAAGCCCCCACTGAGAGCCTCACGGAAGATGACCTTGCAGGCCCAATCACGGTTAACACTTCGGTGGTGCGCGGCCAGCGTTTTAATACAATCCGCCCGATTTTTATTGACCCCGCCCAGCACCATAAATCAGTCGAAGCTCCAGAAGTATCTATTACAGCGGCAGTTAGCCGAGATAATGATGAGGTTCTCACCAAGGACATAGAGCTACCTTTCACCAATAGTTCGTTTATGGCGCAGAGGATCGCGCACAAGCAGATTCAGATGTCAGACCAGCAAAAGGTGCTGACATTCCCTGCCAACCTCACAGGGCTGCGAATTGATGTTGGGGACAGAGTTTCGGTTACCGTTGAGGAACTGAACTACAGCAACAAGGTGTTCAGATGCGCTAGTTGGTCTTTCTCTGATACCCAAGATGGGGTGGTTAACCTCACTCTCTTGGAGGATGACTCTGGGTCATATGCCGACCCTGCTGCGAATGAATACAGCACCATCTCACCTTCTGGAGTAATCACTGAGGCATTCCGTGGAGTACCAGACCCACAGAACCTGTCGGCTACGGCAGGACTTAAGAACATCGAGCTAAACTGGACTAACCCAGCAAACCCGAAGCTCTTTCAGACCATCGCCATCTACGCCTCTGCGGATTCTTCATGGGCCAATAGTCAGGTGATTGGTGAGACTCGCGGCACTCAGTTTATCCACGATGCATCCAACGCCACAGACCCAATAACAGTAGGCGACACCCGATACTATTGGATTCGTGCTCTAGCCTATGGCGGCGGCAGTGATGACCCCTTTGTTCGCTCAGACCGAAACCCGGATAACGATACCTCGAATATCTTAGCAACTGTCGGGCCGAATAATCCCAACTATTCTGAGATCGTGGACGACATCCCATCCCAGGGAGCGCCTACTGGACTGACTCTCACAGAGACGACCACGCTGGGCAACGATGGGTCTGTTTTACCGGCGGTGCAAGTATCGTGGACTACTCCCGCCTCTGCTCAGTATGTCAGCTACTACGAGGTTCAGTTTAAGCAAACGTCATCGGCAGAAATTGACTACGGGCAAATATCAGACTCTTACACGACGGTCATCAACTATGGCTCCGTTGCTGACGCCACCACCCTAGAGCTTAACTATGGCGGGGTAAACGAGCCAATATCTGGGGCTGGGGCAGACTTTTCTAGCATCAACGTATTTGGCAACAGCACTGTGATCGCTGGCATGAAGGAGCTAGAGGAATTCACCTTCAGGGTGAGAGCGGTTACTTTCACCGGCACAACCTCTGGATTCATCAGTCAGGCTATAACCCTGCAAGGCGACCAGACGGCTCCCGCTGTCCCAGGGAGCATTGTTGTATTCGGCAGAATCCAGCAGATTAAACTGGATTTTGAATTGCCCAGTGACTCAGATCTGGCCTATGTGGAAATCTTCGAGAACACGACTGATAACCTGAACACCGCCAGCCTGATTGTCAGAACAAAGTCTGACCAGCACACAGTGACGGGTCTGGGCAACGAGGTCACAAGATACTATTGGCTCAGAAGTGTAGACCGCTCTGGCAATACGTCAGCATTCAGTGCGTCATTCAACGCGACCACAGAAAAGATAACGCTAGACGATCTGGCCCAGTCAGTCCTTGACCAGTTCTCGGAAGGTGATGCGTTCGGCATTGAGCCTGTTACCAGCTTACCGGCGACTGGCGACCACGTTGGGCAGGTGAAACTGCTGCTGCCAGAAAACGAGCTTTATGTGTGGACGGGTACGGCGTGGTCTGATCAGATATTCACGGCTTCTAGTGTAGACCCCGGTTCCATCACTGCGGCTTCGTTTGCTTCGGGCGTTGAGCCTGTTTCTGTTGTCACTAGCCTGCCCTCTCCCACGGCATACACGGGGCCGGTCTTCGTGTTCAACACTGGGGAATCCCCGCCCAAGATTTACCGCTACGACTCTTCTGTTCCTGAGTTCACGGCACTGGTTAACACCAATGACCTGACAGGGACACTGCCAGAAAACATCTTCAGCGATGACCTGAGACCAGTGGAGAGGGTGGCAACACTACCCACAACGGGACTCACAACGGGTCGAGTGGTGATGCTTACCACCGATTCTAAGCTCTACCGCTACTCGGGGACGGCGTGGACTACCGCCATCTCAGCAGTGGACCTTGATGACCAAGTAAACTTGGCGACTCAGGTATTTGGTCAGGTGCAAGCCTCAAGCCTCACGGCTGGGCAAATCTCGACAGCATCCATTCAGGCCGGAGCCGTCATCGCGGATAAGATATCCAGCGGGGCGATAACGACTGTCAAACTGGCTACCGACTCCGTGACCGCAAGCAAGATTGCAGCTAACGCTGTTACCGCATCAGAAATTGCCGCAAATACCATTACATCTGCTGAGATAAATACGTCTCAACTGTTTGCTGATTCTGCGGTGATCGGCGCGATTCAGAGTGGGTCCATCACTACATCTGCGGTGGTGAGTGCGATTGGTGCGTTTGAGTTCATCCAGACTTCAAACATCGTTGCGGGTGTTATCACCGGCAGTAAGCTGGCCGCCAACAACGTGCTCACAAACAGCGCCCAAATCACCGACGGTATTGTTACCAACGCCAAGATCGGCAACGTCATCGAGTCCAGCAACTACGTCTCAGGCACATCTGGCTGGCGTATCAATAAGAGTGGCGATGCTGAGTTTAACGGCGTAGTTCTTAGCCGGAACCTGATTGTGGCCAGCGGCAGTTACACGCTACCAGACGAGAGCTACACGTTTGGGCATAACCCCAGCATTGAGGTGGTAGAGACTTACTTCATCGAGGGAGTGTATCCGGCAGGGTTCACGGCATGGGCTGGTTCTAATGCTACTTTCCTTGTGAACATCGAGATGAGCGGTTCGTGGACTACTTGGTCGGGCTATGAAAGCACAGCAATGCTTGGCCCAGTAGCCACGCTACTCCCTCTCACCAAGTTCCAAGGAACTCAGGCTTTCACCATCCAAGTGGATATGATGGGGCGACGAGTTGCTGGTTGGGGTTCGCCAAGTAACTTGGTCCTGAATTATAAGATTTACAAGGTGACCTGATGGAACTGGTGGACGGGTACGAAAACGAAAACGGCGTTTTCCTGCGATTTCAGCAGGTAGCGGACGACCTTGTTACAATGGATATTAAACATTATTCGCCAGACCACCCTGAGTTTGCTTGGGCACTGGAACAACTTAGAGAACTAGAGGCATAACATGGCTACTCAATTGCAAATGCGGAGAGGGACACAGTCCGAGCACACGTCATTCACGGGTGCCGAAGGGGAAGTGTCTGTAAACACCACAAACGAGTCTCTACACGTCCACAATGGTTCAGCGGCGGGTGGGTTCGAGCTTGCGCGTGCGGATCTTGATAACGTCTCTGACTCTGACCTAAACGCTGCGCTCACCGGCAACACGATTGGTTCATTGACCATCACCACTGCTGGCATCACCAATCTATCGTTGGGTGGGGTATCGGTCACATCCACGGCTGCTGAGTTAAACATTTTGGACGGCGTTACTTCTACTGCTGCTGAGTTAAATATCCTAGATGGTGTCACAAGCACAACAGCAGAGCTAAACATTCTTGATGGTGTGACTGCAAGTACAGCAGAACTGAACTTCGTTGATGGTGTGACTTCAGCAATCCAGACACAGATAGACACCAAAGCGCCTCTAGCATCGCCTGCTTTTACCGGAACAGTGACAGCGGCAGGCAACGTTGGCTTGGGCCTGACGCCTAGTTCTTGGGCTGTTGGCAAAGCGGTTGAACTTGGTTTTGAGGGTAACGCTGTTTGGGGTAATGCCGCAGATGAAATGATTGTGGTTCAAAACGGTTACTACGACGGCGCGTGGAAGTACGCGACAACCAACCAAGCAACTCATTATTCCCAATACGATGGCAATCATCGTTGGTTTACTGCTCCTTCTGGAACCGCAGACTCCGCTATTTCGTGGACGCAGGCGATGACGCTTAGTAATTCAGGCTCCGTGGGCATTGGTACTAGCAGTCCAGACTCTCCTTTAGAGATTGATGGAGGTTCCACAGACAACACCGTTCTTCATCTCACATCAGGAACTGCAAATACATACTTAAAATTGTCTGATTCAAACTCCACCAACGGGACATTCATTGGCGCAACCACTAATGATTTGAACTTTTACCCTAACAACTCACTTGCAGTTACTATGACAGCATCAGGCTCCGTGGGTATTGGTACTAGTTCAGTTAGTGCGCCTTTGCATCTTAAGTCTAGTACAGCCAACGCAATATCTATACAAGAGAACGGTTCTGCTACAACTGGTACTGGTCAAGCTAGTAGGTTTATTAGCACTACAAGTAATGTTACTGATGTTATTGATTCTAATGGATATTATAGGATTGGCAGTAGCACTAATCCTGTAACCGGGGCTGGTTTTGCAGAACGTATGCGCATCCTGTCTACAGGCGGCATCACCTTCAACGGCGATACAGCACAAGCCAATGCGCTGAATGATTACGAAAGTGGCACTTGGACGCCGACGATATCGGGTTGCACCATAACCGTACAGCGAGCGAATTATGTAAAGATTGGTGGTTTAGTGCATTTATCATTCACCATGAATATAAACTCAAGCGACGGTAGCTCTACGCAAATTTCGATTGGCGGTGTGCCTTTTACCGCCTCCGTCGCAAACGTCGAAAGCACGGCTACGTTTATGGCGGAAAACGTTAATTTCCCTTCCGGCACTATCATGGCGAATCTGTACAAATATAGCCAAGCAGGGATAGTGTCAATTTACGCTACCCTTCAAAACTCCTCTCTCACTGCTGTTTTGCGCTCCGCACTTAGCAGTTCGTCTACGCTGTGGGGGTCAATTGTTTTTCAGACAGACGATTAATTTATAACCTTGCCGGATAGCAGGGTCGGACAGTCCATACAAGGAGATAAAATATGGCACTTTCAGAAACATCAGTAGAAGACAAGATTGAAGTAGTAGACTGCGGAGGCTGGAAAGTCATCCAAGTCCGTACAGCTACTATTATCAGCAGGAACGGTGAGGAGATCAGTAGGTCATTTCATCGTCATGTTGTATCACCAGCAGACGATTGGTCAGGTGAAAGCACAGAGGTTCAAGCCATGTGCAATACCTTCCACACAGCAGAAGCTATAACGGCCTACAACGCTGCACAGACGGACAGACCGTAATGGCTACATGGACAATCTCAACACTTGAACGAGACTTACAGGGCGACCTAGCGGGAGGCGTTATCGTAGCCCACTGGCGTGTCACTGAAGAAGAAACTGTGGGGGAGGAGACATACACTGCTTCGTCCTATGGAACCTGTGGCTTCACCCCAGACCCCTCTGCTGAAGGCTACATCGCCTACGATGACCTGACTGAAGCCGATGTCATTGGCTGGGTGCAGGGTGAGCTAGACCAAGACGCTATTGAAGCTGCGCTGACTGCTAACATCAACGAGCAGAAGAATCCTACAACCGCTGATGGCGTGCCGTGGTGAGTGATAGAGCGGAACAAGCCCTAGAAAAGATCGCCAAGCACGAGCAAGAATGTGCCCAACGGTGGGGTGAGGCTCTGGTGGAACTGCGTGAACTGCGCAAGGCTACTGATGCCCACGCTCTCAGGTGGGAGAAGCTGGCGTGGCTTGTTGTTGCATCCGCGGTGACTGGTGTGGTCACTGTCGTGGTTAGCAATCTCCAGTGATTATTGAGGCTGTTGCAGCGGTAACGACTGCCTGCAAAGCCTTGGAAATGGCTGCGGGAGCGGCTAACAACATAGAGTCCTTGGGTGCCTTCATAGGACGCATGGGTGCGGCAGAATTCGACCTCCAGCGAGCCAAGAACCAAACCAGAAGCATGAACGAGGCCGAGGCTGCAAAAGCCGTGATGGCTGAAGAGATGGTTCGCCAATCTAGAGAAAACATTTACAACGTGTTCCTAGCTACAAATCGGCTGGATTTGTGGAACGACATGCAAAGGAAAATGGCCGAAGCTAGGAAGGCTCGGCAGGAAGAAATCAAACGCCTAGAAGCGCTGAAGAAGAAGCGGCGCAAGCAGATGATCGAGGTTCTGATTGTGATATCAATCGCTCTCGGTTTGGTTCCCGTCGCAATCGGATTGGTGATCTGGTGGGCTACATCTTAATCATGGTCGTCGGGATCGTTCTAGCGGTCTGGCTGGCCTATAACATCTGAGGACAAACCATGTATCAGTATCACCAACAGCGACCCACTCCCCACCTATTGTTTGACGTTGCACAAGGCAAAATGTGGGATCAGCGAGCCGTTAACATCTTCGGCTTCAACACCCTAGTAGGAACGTCGTTTGAGACGCTCTGGAACGACGGTGCAGCGTATGTATTCCCATCCTCTGCTGTTGCTATGGATTTGGTTTCAACCAGCGCCAGCGACACTATGGACGTTCTGGTGAGTGGTCTGGATGCAAGTTACAACGAGATCAGCGAAACAGTGACACTTACTGGGACGGTAGCAGTTACAACCTCTGCCAGTTTTCTCAGGATCAACTCGGCTATCATCCTTGGCGGACAGAACGCGGGTGACATATCTGTGAGCAATGGTGGCACCACTTACGGATTCATCGGCACCAACCTGGGAACCACGCAGGCTTGCATCTACACAGTCCCCGCCGGTCATTCGCTCTATGTCTTCCGCATCGACTTTAACAGTGCGACAGCTAACCCAAACAAGTATCTAACGGTCAGAAACAAGCTAGCCAATGACACTGGGAGGGTTCTTCACGTCGCAGAGGCGACATTTGCCACCAGTCAGGTAAGCTATGACCGTCAGGTGCCGTTCAAAATAGCGGAGAAGACTGACTTTCAATTCCAAGCGAAGTCCAGCAGTGGTGACAATGAAGTTGCTGTCTTCGTGGAATGCGTGTTAATTAAAAACTAGGAGAATCAAATGATCACAATTGATGGCGTTGAGTACGCAGAAGAAGACCTAAGCGGCGATTCTAAGATCCGGGCAAACAGGATCATGGAGCTACGAGCGGAGGTTGTCAGGTTGATACTGGCCCAGCAAGAAGCCGAGCAGAACATTCGGTTTCACGCTCAACAGATCAAAGAAGAAATGGAACCATCCGAGGAAGACGAATAGTTCCACATGGAACACTAGGCAAGGTTAGAGGGAGAGGGCCAAGAAGTCCGTTTGGTTAGCAGCATCACTTTGTGTCGTGTGACACCTAGCTTGTCTGCCATCCACCTGGTGGTCATCCCCTCTCTCTGCCATTCGTAAATCTGCCGTTTCGTCTCCTCGCTGAACGGCGCTATCACTGAAGCCAGCACCTCAGAGATATACCGCTCCCTCAGTTTCTCTTGGCATACAATAGCTTGATAGAACATATCTACCGGCGCTCCTTGTAGCTCGTATGCCTTTGGTGGCACTTCTGGCATCGTCTCGTTATCCCCTTGGTCAGATCCTTTGTCTCGAACAACCCTTTGCAGTTCATGCACACTTGCATGTCGCGTGGTACGCCAAACGGAATTTGAGTGATCTGGCCCCCTTCTTCAAGAAATTTCTTGACGGCTTCGTTCATCGTTCCCCCTGCGCTACTGCTAGACCGACCCGAGCAAGCCTGACATTCATCGGGCAATCATCGGGCAGTTGATTGTTTACGCTCTCGACCAATTCGCTGACCCAGTGTGGGACTCCTTCTGGACGATTAACAGCTTTGCCTTGGTATTCGATCCCGTGGATGTGCTCCAGCAGCCGAGTAGCCAGGGTTTCGTTGTGTGAGGTTACGTTGGTCTTAACCTCTCCCCCTTCAGTCTTGCTGCTAGATAGTTGGTTCAGCTTTGCCCTTATCTGTTTGGGTGAGGGGAAGTTGTCTATCTCCTCGGTTAATTGGCCTAGCGCCTCAGTCATCAAAGCCACGCTCTCCCTGGAGAACGCTTGATAGTGAACCTTTCCCAATTCCACCCAATCCCGTTTCTTAAACGGGTGGAGGGCGAACCACTGGTCATAAAGTGCTGTGAAGTCGTGCTTATCCATGTTTTCCCCTGATTGGGAGGCCCATACATTGGATCTCCCATTTTGTGAAGGATATTTGGAGCCGTGAAATATCCTATTTAAGTGCGGCAGTTGATCGCTTTGGCGGTGAATGTTGCGGGCCGCAAACAAGCGACCTATCTCTCATGCCCCGAGGGGAGGCTGACGCTGCCGCTCGCCTGCCTGAATCACCCGCTCGGCAATGTTACATCAAAAGGGGATGTCTTCCTTCCAGTCCTCTTGTTGAGGAAGAGCAGCCTTGAACGCTGGCTGGCCACCGGATTGTGGTCGAGATTGGGGCAGTTGTAGCTTCCCGTTGAGCGTGGGTGCTCTGGGATTGTCGCTGTCGTTCTTCCACAGGGCCACGTCGTATTCGGTGCCGTTGATGGTCGCTTTGCCTTTCAGGATCGGAGCTTTGGCGTTGGTGCCTTCACTCTTCCACAGGCTTATCTTCAGTTCGTTATCGTAGCTCATAGGTTTTCCAAAATGGTGGTGGTTAGCGCTGACGTGATTACAGCAATTACAATGACGATGGCAGAGTCTTTCAGGTTCATGCCAAACAAGCCCTCTGTGGGAGTTATTTCGACGCTCTCAGGCGTTTTATCTACGGGAGAGGGTGTTTGTATAGGGTCTGAAAGCTGAAGCTCAAAATCGGGCTGTTTAGTGCGGATCTCGTACCTGCGGAAATCAGCCTGACTTCGCTGGATGTACTTTCTGCCCATCAGGTTGTTGATGGCCGTTCTGGCTTGCTTCGCCTTCATCTCTGACCCTTTGTCGAGCAGGTGCCGGCGGATGGTGTGGTAAGCCATCGGGCCATGTTCGTCCAGGATGTCGAATATCTCACGGGCGTTGCCCTTTCTTGGTCTTCTCATTTGGGATTCTCCACTTTTCTGATTGCTGATCGGATGTTGCTAGGAAGCTCTGCCCACACCGCCAGCTTCATATCACTGTCTTGGCGTAATTCGTCGAGCAGTTCTTTCATGCCTGCGTGATCTTCGGCTGAAGTGGCTTCGGTTAGAAGGGAAATGTAACTGGTTCGTTTTCCCTCATCGACCTTGATGCCTTCTTCTTGGATGACAGTCTTGGTGACTGACTGAGGCTTTCGGCCAGTAGTGTTCTTTGCTGCCGCGTTGCCATCATCGTCCTCATCTGCTGCTACACCGCAAGCCATCGCCAGAGAGTAGCGCTTGGCATAGGTTAGGGCCGAGCCAAAGCCTTGGGCGTTCTCACGATCTATAGGGACGGGAACTGGCCCAGTGGATAACTCCTCACCGTGACCGTAAAAGACGGTTTCTACAGCGATGCCATGATCCATTGGAACTGACTTTTGGATGTACGCTATTCCGTTCGCGTTGAGCGCGGGTTTAACCGCGTCGATCACACTCTTGAGCGAGGCAAACTTGCTCTTGAAGTGTGGGTTGGTTTGGTCAAATGCCGCATGGGACATTTGTGACTGCGCCTTCACAAGTGCGCTAATCAAGGTTAGTTTTGATTCCATCCATCAACTCCTTCATTTGGGTTCTTAGGTACTCGTGACGCTCTACCGAGTTTCTTGGTAAATCACAGTTGCGGATGTTGTCCACAACCTGCGAAATGGGGGTGGGTACCAGTTCATCATCTGGCCCATCGGTCATTAGTTCAGACTTAACGCGACCCATGAGGAACCTCCGTCACGCAGCCAATCTGATAGCCACGGTGGTAGATAAACCACTGGCCCGATTCGTTGCAGTCCCAGATGTCGGCAGGGACATAAGCACCGTTCTGATATTCGCGGATCTGCCAATGGAAGTTTTCAGCCCACCACTTTTGAAGGTCTGCCATGTCTGCTCGGCTTTCACTAACCAACCCGTTCTCAAAGGTCTGGTACTCATCCATGCCATACCAGTGGAGGTTAAAATTGACATGGTTGTTTTTAGGTTTGCCAAGATCGCAGTGAGGGCAAAGGATGAAGCCTCTGCCAGAATCTCGGAAGTCCACCATGTCTGACTTGCAGGTTGGGCAGGTGGTTTGGTCTATGTCATCGCCCCAAAGTCTTTGGAACTCTGGGTCAGCTTCGATTGGTCTATCAGGTACAAGCATGATTCCTCCTTGGGCCGCTTACGCGGCAAGCTCTGGTCGTTTCCATTCAAGCTCTGCGATCACCTCTTTCTTGGTGCCGCGTCCGCTCACGATGCGAGTGCCGTTCTCGGTAGCAACCCATCCGCTTCCGCTTTTGCGTACAACGATGTCCTCTGCGCCTTTGACTACCCACTCAGCAGCTTCGTTTCCAAAGCCGTTACCAGCCCAGAATGCGTCTGCTTTTTTAGTAAGTTTGATCATCACGTTCTCCGTTGTTGTTGAAGCCATAATAAACTATCGGTGTATACATGCAAGCACTAATGCAAACTTTTTTTGTATTATTGTTCTTGCAAACTGCTGGTGTATCTGTACTGTGGACGGAATGGAAACAGAAGCATTCAAAAGAGTCGTCGAGATTGTTGGGTCAAAGGCTGAGATCGCCCGACAGTGTGGGGTCAGCGGACAACATATCCAGAAATGGAAAAGCCAAGTACCGGCTGTTCATGTGATAAAGTTGGAAAAGTTGACAGGTGGAGCGGTTCGACGCGAAGAATTGCGACCAGATGTTTTCTACGATTAGCGGTCAGTCCCTCCTTCCCTCCTCCCTCCCCTGTTGTTGTGAGGGGCTGGCCCTTTTTATTTGCTCCACTTCGGTGGCAGAGGCTTGTACGGAAAAGCGTACGGGTGCGGGTGGTTGACCCGTTGAGCAGGAACGACCAAAAGACAATTTGCTTGAATCCGGGCGCATTAGTAGGAGCGCCAAGGTGAACACTCGTTAAAGGTGGCAAAAACCCTCCCCCCCAGTTGATATATGGGTATGGGAGGTGGGCAACGTCTGGGCCAGCGTTTAGAAAGTGGTCGAGTGAAAATGCGGACTAGCAATAGAGACTAAGATTGGTAGGGGCCACCAAACCCTACTAAATGTCACGGCATGTCTAAAGGAAAGAGGGAGAGAGTCATGGATAGACTAGACCAGATATTGGATAGGTTGGGCCAACGTATAACCGAGTGGGAGGGGGCGAGTAGGGAAGCAATTGAAGCAGAAACCAATTTTAAGAGCTTTGAGGCTAGCAGCCAGAAGGCGCACATGGATGCAGGGGCAAGCGCTGCTAAGGCGCAAACAGAAACCAGATCAAGCGGAGAGTGGGCCAACCACTACCGAACAGTCCAGCAAGCCAGTCTAAAGGCTGAGACACTCAAGAAGAAAATCATGCTTGGGCAACTGGCGTTTGATGCTGAACGAACCAAGCAAGCCAACCAGCGGAGGATCGTCTGATGCTAACAGTGATTAGTTTAGGGGCGGGGGTGCAGTCTTCGGTTATGGCGTTAATGGCGGCAAAGGGACAGATCACACCAATGCCTGACTGCGCGATATTCGCTGACACGCAAGCAGAACCAGACCATATTTATGAGTGGCTGGATTGGCTAGAAACGCAATTACCTTTTCCTATCTACAGGGTTTCTGCTGGCAACCTTCGAGACGACCTTATCGCTAGCTCGGAGACTGGGGCCAGGGTGCCAAATCCTCCTTTGTTCGTGCAGTCGGTAAAAAGCGACGGCATGTTATTTAGGCAGTGCACATCTGACTACAAGATCCAGCCTATATTTAAGAAACTGCGAGAGTTGATTGGTCTTAAACCGCGGCAGCGAGCGCCCAAGGAAGTGGCTGTTGAGCAGTGGATCGGTATCAGCCAGGATGAAATGCAGCGTATGAAGATGGCTCCGCATAAGTGGATAGAAAACCGCTGGCCTTTGATTGAGATGCGAATGAGTCGGCTGCATTGCTTGCAGTGGATGAAGGACAATGGCTACAACGAACTGCCAAGAAAGTCTGCTTGCACATTCTGCCCATATCACGACAACGCGACTTGGCGCGAGATGAAGGCTAACGACAAAAAGTCATGGACTGAGGCGGTGGTTGTTGACCGTCTGATCCGCAACGGCATTAACAAGACCACCGAAGGCAACAGGCTGTACCTTCACCGCAGCCGCGTTCCATTGGATGAGGCCGATTTGAGTGATCCGGCAGAAGACCAAGAAACATTCAGTTTCATGGATGAGTGCGAAGGTATGTGTGGCATCTGATGGCTAAGAAACAAACTTCAGCAACGCTTCGCTCTAAGGCATTGAAGACGCTGCAAAAACTTGCAAGAATCAGCGCGGCTGATGACAATGGATACTGCAAGTGCGTTTCATGTGGCCGCTTAGACCACTACAAGAACATGGACGGCGGACACTTTATCCCGAAGGGTTCATCGAGTAGATGGGCGCTGGAAGAGCAGAACGTGAATCCGCAGTGCAAGGGCTGCAACGGCTTCGGCATGAAGCATGGCAGCGCAGAAGCGCAGTACACGATCTGGATGTTAGACTGGTACGGGAAGGAAGCAGTGGAGTACATGCTGGCGACCAAGAAAGACCCCGTGAAGTATTACGCTGCCGACTATCGTGAAATGATAGAAGACTGGGGCCAGCAGATCATGGCCCATGAAAGACGCTTGGGGGAGCGTGGCAGATGAGACCCCCCAGGGTTGTAGCGCAAGACATGGTTAAGGCTATGGACGCAGCAGCCAAACAGGTCTGGGACTCTGAACCAAAAAAAGAATCGGATGAGAAGCTGAAGGCATTGGTTTTTGCCCATGTCTGCAATTCGTATTCAAGAAGAGGGGGCTATGGCAAGACCGATCCTACCTGATCCAGAGGTGTTCGCAGTAGAGTTTGAGGCATTGGGCGCGACCAATATGGCGGCCAAGTACAACGTCTCGGTCAGAAACGTGTTTGCTAAACGCAAGCGGGTGGAGGGCATGTTGGGGAGGACTTTGAACGTCCCTGCGCACCTATCCAAGACCAACGGGCCGAGAAAGGCAGTTCGTCAGACGCTTACCATCAAGAAAGACAAAACCTTCTTGATTGGTTCAGACGCCCACTATGAGGCCAACACCGTAACCACTGCCCACCTTGCCTTTGTGGAATTAGCCAAGCAACTCCAGCCAGATGTCATCGTCTTGAATGGTGATCTGATGGATGGCGCGAGCATCAGCCGCCACGCTCCATTGGGTTGGGAGGAAAAGCCCACAGTAGAGCAAGAGCTAAGCACTGTAACGCAGAGGCTTTCAGAGATTGAGAAGGCAGCGCCTAACGCGGAAAGATTTTGGACGATGGGCAACCATGACCAGCGCTTTGATATGTCACTGGCGCAGAATGCGGCAATGTTCCAGGGAGTCCCAGGGTTTAGCCTAAAAGACCATTTTCCTAGTTGGACGTTTTGCATGTCCCTATGGGTAGAGGGCGCAGAAAAGCCGATCATGATAAAGCATAGGTTCAATGGCGGGGTTCACGCAGGCTACAACAACGCCCTCAAATCTGGCGTTCACATGGTGACGGGCCACACTCATCAGATGGAGTGCAAGAGTTGGTCTGATTACAACTCGCACCGCTATGGCGTTCAGTGCGGGACAATGGCCGATCCGCACCAGCCGACCTTCGACTACGCCGAAGACACCCCTAAGAACTGGGTGTCAGGCTGTGTTGTTCTAACTGTTCGTGATAACTTCCTACTGACGCCAGAATTCGTAAAGGTTCACAAGCCATCAGAATACGAGTGGCGCGGCGAGATCCACCGAGTAGATTACGAATGATGCGTGAAATAGACGCCACCGAGTACATAATTGCCAACCAACTCAATTACCTGAGTGGGCGGGTGGTTCAGTTAGTCACAGAATACGGGGTCACCAAAGATATCCAAGTTTTAGAGGAAGCCTGCCGCGATCTTGCTACACTTGTTCAACGAGAGCGGTTCATCGAGGAGAGGTTTGGTGCCGACAGTTCTGATTGAGGATCTACCCAACAACTGTCAAGTGACAGTCATAGTCTCGTACCTCTACGAAGAAGAGCCAGACCCTAACCCTCCAGCGGAGATGCCAGAGGATCGCGAGCGGGAAAATATCTGGCTGGTTAGCAAGAAGGCTGTAGATTGAGATAGTCCTTGTGGACTCCATCGCAGACGCGCTCGATGTACTGCTGTTCCTCAATCACTTCGTTCTCATAGTCGTTCTGACCGGCAGCAAAGAAGCCGACGATCAAAAGCAGGGCGAGTGGATAGCGTAGTTTCATGGTATCCCCTTGGGCCGCTTACGCGGCCTCTTGTGTTGCGTGGTCTAAGATCTCGTCCACATCAACTTGACGAAGCCAAGTAATGACGATGTCATGTAGTAGGCTGCCCCATATTGCGCCACGGAGATTTGGGTCAGATTTTGGCATCTCGCGCAGCGTCATTTCTTTTAGCAGATCGTATATAGATTCGCAGTTAAGGTTGCCGTTCTGTCTCAGCATTTTTAACTTGCCACTGTTATCAAGCCACCATGCAGCCTGCCAAGTTTCGTAGTTTCTCCAACCTTCGTATCGTTCCATGTCCGTTCCTCGTTGTTGATGGGGTTATTGTACACCAAAGGTTTACACATACAACAGGGGGGAGGGCGAAAAAGTTGCCTTTTTTGTAAAAAAGACGGGTATAATTCCCACCTAGCACATAATGAACACCGAAACAAGGATCGCAAATGGCTTTATTGCAACGATTTGCATACCTAGACAGTGGAACGCTTGGAAAGCTAAGTATTGGCGACTGGTCGTGCTACACGATTGAAAGACCGTGGAAAGATAACCAGCCAAACGTATCCTGTATTCCCGAAGGGACGTATGCCTGTCAGCCATTCAGCGGTAACAGGTTCAAAGACGTTATTCAGGTGATGGATGTGCCAGACCGCACGTTTATCCTCCTTCATGTTGCAAATTTCCCACACGACGTAGAAGGATGTATCGGTGTTGGGGATCGCTTTGTGTCAGATGCGCTAGAGCCTGCTGTTTACAACTCCAAGAAGACGCTGCAAAAGCTGATGGAGATATTCAACGGACATGAAGAACGAATGACCCTGAAAATTACGGGTGTGAGGGCTGAGATATGAAATGGGATTCAATCAAAAATTTGGTAGGCGCAGTAGCACCGACCATAGGAAGTGCCATAGGAGGCCCAGTAGGGGCCGGAGCGGGGAAAATACTCGCACAGGTACTTGGGGTGCCAGCAGAGCCACAAGCCGTTCAGAAGGCGCTCAGTGAAGCCTCACCCGAACAGCTAGCCGAGATTAAGAAAGCCGACCTTGCCTACAAAACCCGTCTTGCAGAGTTAGAGGTGGATATCTTTGAGCTTGAGACTGCCGACATCCAAGACGCTAGAAAGAGCGGTGATTGGACGCCCAAGGTTCTCGCATTGTTAGCCTTCCTGTTTTTCGGTGGGTATGTGACCCTTGTTACCGTTCAACCGCCAGATGCCAACTCAGAAGCGGTAATAAACCTCGTTCTGGGATACCTGGGAGGGGTGGTGTCAGCGGTGGTGTCTTTCTACTTCGGCGCAAGCCACAAGGCAGACAAGTGAGGGGGGTTCTGCTGTTCAACAAGGATGGCACGATCTACGCAGGCCAAGTCCATACGATGCCTGATGGCGTGGTACATACTGGAGCCTTGCACAACCCGACAAGCCGCAAACTTTTCTACTATCACCAGCTATCGCCACAAGCCAAGATCCGCGCGCTAGAAGGGATGGTGGAGCGATTCGACAGCCCTAGCAGAACCAAGACGAGTTTCAACAACTGATGGCAGACACAGCAAAGCGAAAGAACCCAGAGATATGGGAGAGGGCCAAGGCAAAAGCCAAGCGTAAGATGGGCGGCAATTGGTCTGGCAGGGCTGCGCAGTTAGCGGTTACTTACTACAAAGACATGGGTGGTAAGTACGAAGGCAAGAAGAAAGAGACATCACTGAGCCGCTGGACGGATCAAGACTGGGACTATGTGGGGAAAGAAGGGCAAGGCCGGTATCTACCAAAAGGTGCGCGGGATTCTCTGTCATCGGGACAGAAGGCAGCAGGGTCAAGAGCCAAAAACAAAGCCTCCAAAGGGGGCAAAGGCAAGGCTTCGTACACTGAGGCAGAGCGCAAAGCAGTTAGGCGAGCAACAAAGAAATGAGCAGACCCTTGATTGAAATAGACTGGGATCAGGTTGATGAGATGTGCCGCATCCACTGTACGGGAGAGGAGCAGGCAGCAGTTCTAGGGATCGACTATGACACCTTGAACCGAGCCTGTAAGAGAGAGCAGGGGCTAAGTTTTACGGAGTATTTCAAACAAAAGAGCGCATCAGGTAAAATGAGCCTAAGACGTAGGCAATACACCAAGGCCATGGACGGTGATAACACTCAGTTGATCTGGCTCGGCAAGAACTGGCTAGGACAGTCAGATCAGCCAGAAGTAGAAGCACAAGACCTGCCACCAATCGTCATAGAGCGGGCGAGTGAGGCTAACTAAGCCACAAGATGACATCTTCTTCAGTGACTCACGGTTCAGGGCGGTGGTCGCTGGTAGACGATTTGGGAAGACGTTTCTTTCTACCCATGAGCTTCTTCGTGCTGCCCTAGAAGGCAAGAACAGGAACTGCTGGTATGTCGCGCCGACCTACAAGGCTGCAAAAGAGATAGCCTGGGACATGCTGAACGAGGCTTTGCCTGCTGGGTATATCAGTAAGCGGAACGAAACCGCGCTATCGCTGACGCTCAAGAATGGTTCTACTATATCCCTCAAAGGGGCAGAGAAGCCTGACAACCTTAGAGGGAGGGCGTTGGACTTTGTTGTCCTGGACGAGTTCGCAGATATGCGGAAGGAAGCGTGGTACGAAGTGCTGCGGCCCAGTCTGTCGGATCGTCATTCTGGAGATAATCCGACACGGGCACTGTTCATTGGAACACCGAAGGGGCGCAACCATTTCTATGACATCTGGACGCGAGGCGTCGATGAGGAGGAGGGCTGGGAAGCCTTCCAGTATACGACCATCGAGGGCGGTAATGTTGACGAGACTGAGATCGAGGCAGCGCGGAATGACCTAGACGAAAGGACATTCAGCCAAGAGTATCAAGCCAAGTTCGTTAACTACTCCGGCATCATCTACTACGCATTCAGCCGAGAGGAGAGCGTGCGGAAGGGTTACATGAACGACCAGCTACACATTGGCATGGACTTCAACCTAGACCCTATGAGCGCAGCCGTATGCGTCAGAGAGGCGGATACGATCCAAGTGATCGACGAGATCGTTATTTATGGATCAAACACCGACGAGATGGTGGACGAGATCAAGCAACGGTATGGTGACAGACAAATCACTATCTACCCTGACCCAGCTAGTAAACAGAGAAAGACCAGCGCGGGAGGGAGGACAGACCTATCAATCCTCCAGAACGCAGGGTTTGCGGTAAAGGTGCGGAACAGTCACCCCGCCATCAGGGACAGAATCAACAGCGTAAACAGCAGGCTACGCTCCACCAGTGGAGTGCGGTCTTTGTTCATTGACCCCAAGTGCAAGCAGACCATCGCTTCATTGGAACGACAGACCTACAAGGAAGGCACTAGCCAACCCAACAAAGATGACGGTTATGACCACATGAATGACGCACTGGGATATTTGGTCGAGTACCTATATCCAATCAGGAAACAAAGAGAGATCGAACAACCAGTGAGGTGGAGCTAGTGAACAGCAACATTGAGTATCAACATCCCGACTACGATGCCAACGAGAATAGGTGGGAGCTTTATGTTCGCTCATACCTTGGGGGTGAGGAGTATCAGGCAGGGAACTACCTGACCGGCTACTTGAACGAGTCGGAAAATGAGTATGCTCGACGCATACAGTTAACCCCGATTGACAACCACTGCCGCAACGTCGTCCACATCTACAGTTCGTTTCTGTGGCGTACTCCCCCTGTTCGCGTTTTTAACTCGCTAGCCAACAACCCAGCGCTAGAGGCGATGATAAGCGATGCCGACCTAGATGGCGCAAGCCTCAACAGTTTTATGAAACAGGCGCAGATCTGGTCATCGGTTTATGGGCACGTTTGGATTCTTGTAGACAAGCCAGAGTCCAACGCGCAAACGAGAGCGGAGGAGCTAGACCAAGACATCCGGCCCTATCTCTCTCTATTCACGCCTGAAAACGTCTTCGACTGGAAGTGGGAGCGCACACCCTCTGGACGTTTCGAACTCACCTACCTAAAGCTCAGAGAAGCCGTAGACCGTGAGAACGCCACAACTAAGGTGAGCTACTATCGCATCTGGCGGAAAGACACGATCCAGCAGTGGAAGTCTGACGGCGACAAAGAGCAGATGATCGGCGAGATCGACAACCCACTAGGCAAGATTCCAGCGGTCTATCTGCCTGCCCAACGCAGTGTGACCCGTGGAGTGGGCGTGAGTGACCTGTCAGACATTGCCTACATGCAAAAGGCTATCTACAGTGAGCTTTCAGAGATCGAGCAGCTAATCCGCATCAGCAATCACCCCTCCCTGGTTAAGACCTACGACACCGATGCGAGTGCGGGAGCGGGTTCTGTCATTAACGTGCCCGATGACGCAGCCGAAACCATGAAGCCGTTTCTGCTACAACCTTCAGGCCAGAACATCAACAGCATTCGAGAGTCCATCAAGGACAAAGTGGAAGCGATTAACCGCATGGCCCAGATGGGCGCTGTACGCGGAACGGATGCCAAGACGATGTCAGGCATTGCCATGCAGACCGAGTTCCAGATGCTGAACGCCAAGCTATCAGAGAAAGCTGATCTGCTGGAGCTAGCCGAAGAACATATGTGGACGTACTTCTGCAACTGGTTAGACGTAACGCCAGACGTAGAGGTGTTCTACCCTGATTCCTTCGACATCCGCGACTACGATAAAGAGCTTGAGTTCTTGCAGAAGATGAAAGCCAGCGGTGTCAGATCAGTCACATTAGCGCAAGAGCTAGACAAGCAAATCGCCGACCTCGCCCTTGATGATGACAAGTTGGCGCAATCCCATGTCGAGATCGAAGGATCGGCGCAGGTTCTAGGTCAGTTCCCAGTGGAGACTGAGGCGCGGTAATGGCAGCAGCCGATGACTACGCAGAGTTCCTAGAGCGGCTGACTGATTCACATCAGCAGCGCATCACAGAGATGCTACAGCTAACAGAGAACGACCTAGCCAACTATCTACAAACCGCCCCTGATACTGATGGGGCTATGTTTGACGTTGAGTGGGCGGTCAATGCTCGGACGGAGATGAGGCGGATTCTTGAGGAGGACTATCTAGCTCAGGTGCAGGACATGCTGGGCGACTATAGGGCCGTGGCAGCCGAGCAACTAGGAATGCTAAATACCTACGGGACGTTCACAAGAGTCGCTCCAGAGGCCATAGCGGGGCTACAGAGGCTATCTTTTCAAGGGTTCGAGGCATTGGCAGCACAGCAGCTAGATACGCTGGCTAATGGCGTCTATCAGGCAGCGCTGATAGGAAGGGAAAAAGCAGACTTTATCCAAGAGGTGAGGGGGCAGATTAATGGAATCTATCAAGCGAGCGATCAAGAGGAAATTCGCCAACTGGTTGAGGTGGCTAAAAACTCAACTGGAGCCAGACAACAGGCGGCGATTGATAGACTTCACGGAGTTTATGCTGCTGACCGCTTGGGCAATAACTTGCGGCGTTATGCGACAGGTTATGCAACGGATTCGCTCAATCAATATTCGGCGACCCTAACCGCCACCACTGCCAACGAGCAAGGCATTGACCGCTTTGAATACTACGGGGACGTGATCCGCGACAGCCGTGAGTTCTGCAAGAAGCACGTCGGCAAGGAATACACGCGAGAAGAAATCACGCGCATATGGGCGGGAAGTTGGGCAGGTAAGGCTCCAGGTGATCCGTTCATCGTGAGGGGTGGCTACAACTGCCGCCATCAATGGCTACCAATCGTAGAGGAATAACTATGTCCAAAGAATTAGACCGCGCCAAGAATCTGGTCGCTAGACGGCCAATCCCGCCAGCTATTCGAGAACTGTTGGAGCCGTTAGCAGCGGCGGCACCAGAGGAGGAGAAGCTGGAGTTTGATGACCTGTATGGAATCGTGAACGTGCTGCTCCCCCTCCCCAAGAAGACTAGGAAGAAGAAAGATGCCGAGCCATTACGGACACAGCAAGACGAAGAAGAAAAAGCAGCCGATGAACAAGCGGAAGCGAACGACTAAAAGATAACCGCCAGCTATTGACATCCCTGTGAAGCTGGTATAATGCCCCCACTCGAAAGAGGTTCGTACATGAGCGAAGAAGTCATGGTTGAAAGCACTGAAACTGAACCAGTGCAGGATACGGAAGTTCAGGAAAGCAAGACGTTTACTCAAGAGGAGCTAGACCGCATTGTTGCGGATAGAGTCGCTAGAGAGAAACGTAAGCACGACAAAGCGCTAGAAGGTATCGACATCAACGAAGCTCGCCAGATCATGCTTGAGCGTGAACAGGCGAACATTGAACGCCAAAAGGAAAAAGGCGAGTTCGAGCAGGTACTGAAGCAGACTGTCGAAAAGAAGGATCTAGAGCTTGCCGCTATGCGGATGGCGTTGGAAACCACCAAGATAGACGGTGCGTTACTGACGGCAGCCAGCAAGCACAACGCTGTAGACTCTCAACAGGTATCGCAGTTGCTGCGTAATCGTGTAAAACTCTCCGACGATGGTTCGGTTGAAGTCTTAGACGATAACGGCGCAGTCAGATACAACGACAAAGCCGACCCCCTCTCAGTTGATGAGTTGGTGGGTGACTTTCTTACGGCTAACCCGCATTTTGTCAGAGCCTCCCAAGGTGGCGCTGGCACTCAGGGAATGGCTGGTGGCTCCACGCAGAAGCCTATATCTGTGGCTGACATGGTAGAAAACTGGAACGACGGAGGGCGAGAAGCCTTTGCCGCGTTAAAGAAGAAAGCCAAATAAACCACTTTTGATATAGGACTACTAATATGGCTGCTACAACAAGCACAACCCTTGACGACCTGTTTGCGAATATCATCGCTCAGGCACGATTCACCGCTGAAGAAGAATCCCTAATGATGGGATTGGTGACTCAGTACAACATCGGCGACGAAGCCGGCAAGACGATTCAGGTGCCAAAGTACCCTGCGATCACTGCCGCTGACCTAACCGAAGGCACCGACCTGACCAGCACGACTGTTTCTACTTCCTCTGTTGACATTACCGTTGGTGAAGTTGGCGCACAGGTAGTATTGACTGATCTGGCTGCCATGGGTGCTGGCAACCCTGCTGAAGAGTTGGGTACGGTACTGGGTAACGCTATCGCCACTAAGATGGACGCAGACCTGATCGCTTTGTTCGATGGGTTCAGCACTTCCTTCGGCGCTGCCGCTCAAGAGATCACTGTAGCTGATCTGTTCAAGGCTGCTGCTACCTTGCGTAACAACAAGGCACAAGGCGACATCTTCGCGGTTGTTAACCCTTTCCAGGCGTACCAGCTGAAAGCCAACCTAACCAATACCTTCGCTAACCCCAACGGTGGTGACGCGCAGAACACGGCTATGGTTAACGCTTACGTTGGAACCATCGCTGGAATCGACATCTACGAGTCATCTAATGTGACTGTGGACGGTTCTGGTGACGCGAAAGGCGCTGTCTTCTCACGCGAAGCCTTGGCTATCGCTATGAAGCGTGACTTCCAGATCGAAGCGCAACGAGACGCATCCCTACGGGCCTTCGAGCTTAACGCTACCGCCATCTACGGTGTGGGCGAGCTTGATGACACCTACGGCTGCGAGATGTTGTTCGACGCTAGCATCTAGAGCGTTTGGATGGCCCTGCCCCTATCTCTCCTTTGGGGTGGGGCCGTCCTTTTTTTGGAGGTTCTATTGGCTATAACTTACCGAGGCGAGCGGTTCGAGGGTTACAACAAACCCAAGCGCACACCTAAGCACCCAGAGAAAAGCCACGCAGTATTGGCAAAGGAAGGCGACAAGGTTCGTCTGATCCGCTTTGGGCTACAAGGCGCAGAGAATAAGCCCCCTCGCAAGGGTGAGAGTGAGGCAGACAAAGCCAAGCGTAGATCGTTCAAGGCTAGGTTCGCCAAGCAGATAGCAGCAGGGCGCAAAGACAAAACAGCATCAGCCGCATATTGGGCTGACAAGGTGAAGTGGTAATGGCATTTTCTCAAGACTCCGATCTGGTAGCCCTTGTCCCTGACATCTTGGACTTCGGCATCACATCCTTTGCGACTGAACACGCGAAAGCGCAAACAGATTTAACCCGTACCATCCGAAACGAGTGGTGGTACAAGAAGCAGATCCCAGGGGAAATGAACCCCGCTTATCTGACAGATTCCCAGTGGACACGCTGTAATGCCTATCTGGTGTTATGGAAGTTCGCCCTCCCCCAGCTAACCAACTGGGTTCAAGATGACCGCTTTCTCAACATGATTAACTTCTACCAGCAGCGCTACCAAGAAGAACTTGTGGCGGTATTTGCTGACGGTGTTGAGTATGACGATGACGCAAGCGGCACCATTGAAGATGATGAGAAGGGCATTGTCGCTTATGGGCGACTCACGCGATGAGCTTAGGCCTATCAATCACAATCAAGCCACGCGACCTTGCCAAGATTGCAAAGCAAGAGGAGCGGGACATTAAGCGCGGCATCGACAAAGCTATTGGTCGCGTCGGTTCTTTGGGCAAGCAGATCATCCTTCAGCGCACAGAGAAGGGGAGAGGCATTGATGGCCCGTTCAAGCCTTATTCTGGAAGCCTTACCAAAGGATTTTGGAAGGGTGACAAAAACAAAAAGGGTTCTGGATATCTTGCATACAGAAAGTATGAGCTTCAAAAGGATAATCCAAAGAAAGTAAATCTGAACGCCACAGGCCAAATGCTTCGGTCTGTGCAGGTTCGTCAGGCTGATAGCAGAACTGCAAACATTTACTTTGACAACCCAGACGCAGCAAAGAAGGCCGCATTCAACGACAGAACAAGGCCGTTTTTTGGGTTCAATCGCAGAGAGGAAAACCGTCTGGTTGCTTTGTTCCGTAAGGAGATGTCTGCGTGAGCGTGAGAGAGAACATTGCAGGCAACCTAGTTACATCGCTACAAGCTGTAACCACCCCCACGACTATTAAGTTTGTAACTCGGGAGCCGTTTGATTTTGACAAGTTAAGCAACGCGCAATACCCAGCGGTGCTAGTCAGAACCACAAACGAGAACCGAGAAGATGGAACTGTGGGTGGGAGCATTACTCAGCGGTTCGGCACTATAGATTACGAGCTTGTCTGCTATGTGAAGGGGACAGGCTTGGATCAAGCAAGGAATAACATCGTCGAGGCTATCGAAGAAAAGCTAGACGAAGACAGATCGCGTGGTGGCTATGCAATCGACACACAGATTGTCAGCGTAGAAACCGACGACGGCAGCATTACCCCCATCGGTGGGGTGATTTTAACGGTACGCATTGAGTACCAGTACACTCGTGGAACAACCTAAAGGGGTTTAATCATGGCAACGACTAAAGGCTCAAGCGGCGTAGTCAAATTGGCGGTAAGTGGCGGCAGTGTCGCTGCTATGGGTGAAGTCCGTAGCTTCACTTTGGATGAAACGGCAGACACGATAGAAGACAGCGTGATGGGCGATACCGCTCGCACATATTTGTCCTCTCTGACTTCTGCCACTCTCTCTATGGATGTTTACTGGGATG